TCGCGTTTCGTGTATTCCTTGCCATTGACGTTAGCTACAACGTCATCACCAGCAAGGTCTTCACTCTTATCAAGAAGGTCTTCGGCCCAATCAATCACCTCGTTTACTTCTGTGAATTTTGTTTGTAATTCTTCAGGGGTGGCAACGGTGGCGTATGGGTTGTTTTCCACTTTAGCTTCTAGTGGACCTTCTTCGCGACGAGCGATTTCAGCTTGGAGCTGTGCCAACTGCTCTTCAGCAATACGTCGCTTGGCGGTGAGTTCACCGAACCTAGCGACAGCTTTGCTGCCGAGTTTTGACGCAAGCTCTTTAAGCTCCGCTTCACTCATGTTTTCCATCTCAACGTCCTTAGAAAGAACTTTTGCTTCCTCTTGAGCGTTCGACTGCGTAACCTCCTGCTCAGGCTCTTTTGGCTGTTCAGTGGGTTCCGTAGCTTCTGGCTCAGGAATTGGCTTCTCCTCAACTGGGGGTGGCGGTGGCGATTTTTGCGCCTTAGCAGCCTCCATTTGGGCTTTATACCTCTGAGCAACAAAATTGCTCGGCGATATGTTGGACATCACTGGTTTTTGGGCGGCTCCAGCGTTAGCCGTTTGGACTTCAGTAGGCATTGTTGTTTCTTAGCCTTTACGCCGCTAAGGGTTGCGAACCCTCATTCTAACACCCCGCAGAAATTCTACTGTCTCTTTACCCGTTTAGCAGACAGCACCAAGTAGTTACAGGTAGAAAGAATCTCATCCAGAGCCTGAATGCGCCCACTAATTTCACGGATGCGTCCCTCGTTGGCGCGGTGAAGCTGGGCAATGGCGGCTTCGCGCCCTGCGGCCACATAGTCTAGGAAGTCTAAGAACTGTTCCTTGTCGGAAAGGTAGTCGAGTTGCTGTTGTAGAGGATGGCGGGAGGTTCCGAATAACTTCATAGAGTTTGCATACCTTGAGTGGTCATCTCTCCCATTTGGGCGGGAGCGGTGCCCAGTTTACCGATTTGAGCGTTCTGCATCTGCTGCAAGGCAAACTGATATTGATTGGCATACTTCTCAAGTCTAGCCCTAAATGACTCGTCTTGTTGCAAGCGTTGTGCAACGTCGGGCTGTTGAGTGTATTGCTGAAGCACTTGCATTGCAATTTGCGCCCCATTAGGCCGTGCGCCCACCTCAATGCCAGCGTAAATCTTAGACAAGTCTTCCGTTACCATCTTTACTACTTGCTCTTGAGCTTGCTCGGCTGGTTGCAGGATAGCGTCCGCCATAACTGGGTCAATGGCTGCGGCCATAGATTCCAAGAGTGCATCAGAATTAATACGCCCATTCTTGTCCAACTGAAGCAAACTAACAAACTGTTGCATACGAGCTTCCTGCGTATCTGGGTCGTTGTTCAGAATGTCAAAGCTCACCGTAACATCAAAGTCCTCGTCTGCATTGCCCTTGTTAAACTTCATGGGATCAGCCACTCCCGTTACGCGGAAGAACACTTCATCTGGGCCAAATCGTTGATAGCATTTGAACGCCATCTTTAGAACGTCCCGAGCGTGATTGAGGAACTTGGAAACAAAGAACTGCTGGCGGATGGACGTGAGCGGGTTGTTGGGATTGAGACCAACCAAATCATCTGCGGCCATGAGCATGGTTTTCTCCATCTCCACACTGCCGGGGTTGTATTGAGGCACAGGCCCAAACGAAAACTCTCCTGCTCTACGATAGGGAACATACCGACCCGGACCCCAATCAGCGGGTGGATTACCCACGGGGTGCATGATGGGCGGCAGGGTAGCCAAGCTGTTCCGGTCCGTCCTACTGTCCCGCTCAGTCTTTACGCTGTCCTGATAGCCGCGAAGCAGCTCAGGGAACGTCTGGATGTCATACATCCGCTTAGAGTCGTTGCTGAGACGGGTAACAACGAATGGATAATCATTGTATCCGTTCAGCAATTCAAATTTGGCGTAGGCTTGCACATCAGCCGCTCCCGTAAACTTGGGGTGCATGATGGTGCGGTAGATGCCCTCGCTGCCGTCCTCTGGATCAATGAGCCGCTGAAACGCATAGACGATTTCAATGAGTTCGTCTGCCTCATACTGCTGACGATATTTGGAAAGGCCAGTGGAGCGGGTGCCATAGACGCTTTCCATGTTGTAGGTGTTCACCCCACGAAAGTGAGACACCACATACTCCGCCCAATCCTCATCCCATCCATCAGACGTTACACAGGAAAGAACTTCTTGGACAGTGAGGAAGGTGCGATAGAATACAAACGGGGCGCGTTGTGGGTCTAAACAATAGGACGGGAAGAACACGTCTCCATCAGGGGCGCAGGCTTGAACGTAGGGCCGGTCAATGCTCAAACGGCTAATAGGAAGCTCGCTCACTCCCTTCTTTCGTAGCTCTACCAAGGCTTTCTTGGCGCGGCTATCCACTACGTCGGGATAAACCGTGCGAAGCATATCAATGACTTCCTTGTCGTTCTTACCCTCAATGATGAGCTGGGCAAGTTCAGGGCTGGTGGCAGCAATTTGCTGCAAGTCGATTTTTTGTAGGAATTTTTTTTCTACCCTCTCCCAACCAACGTATGTAATCATCAACCCACGCTCTAGGAGGTAGTTACCACCCAGCTCCATCTCTTCGCGGAAACGTGGGATGTAACTTGAAAGCATCCATTTGAGGAACGCACTCGTAACACGGGATCGTCCCGTGTCTCCATGCTCAACAGGGTAGGCGCGAATGTTGGCTTTAGCTAGAGCCGAAGTAAAAATAGAAACGTAGGTGCTAATCTTTTCGTCAATGACACGAGCTTCTGTGTCAGACGCACCCTCCCAAGGAAACGCATCTCCACCGTGTTTACGCAAGTCACTCGATTTCCCCGGCCAATAACACCGCCGCTCATCAGAGCTATTGACGCACTGATTGAAGTAGGTTCCTAGCTCCGTGGTTGTCCTATCGTATGCAGACTTAAGGGCAACGACGTTTGGACCATCACTATCTACAAATGTCAGGGCGTGTTGCTGTTGAGTTTCTTGCATAATTTTGCGTGGGATATTGCGCTCTTGATAATACCATGAACGTATTCCTGCGAACGCCCTATCTTGTCTGATAGCTCATCAGGGAAGAGTTCAGAGGAGTTCTGCTCCTCAAATCGTTTCATCTGTTCGTAGCGCAGGAGTCTATCGCTTTGCTGAAGCAACCATTTGCGGCTAACCGTAATGTCAGGTGCTAAGGAATTCGTGTCGGTAGCTGGTGCCGTTTTCATCTGTAATGACTTCTACGTTAATTTGCTTGCCCTCTAGCTTGTTGGTTAGACGGCGCGGAATGGCTACAATGGACTTACCTTCCACTCCCTCGACAGAAGCAAACACCCACTGTGGGTTGCGGGCTTGAGAAATAACATTGGCTTTCTTAAACCGAGGCTTCTCTGGCTCTACAGCATTGAGCGTTTCGACGCTTTGGATTCTGGCTTTCACACTTTTAGCTTTCATTAATATCCTCCCTTGGAACGAGTTTTGGGTTGAGTTGTTTCATCTACAAAGCGAATGTTGTCAATGCACGCATAGCGGATGACATCTATTGGGTCTTTCCATGCTTCATCTGTTCCTCCGTCCCCTGTGTATTCCTGAAGGGCGGTGATGATGTTCTGGCAATTCTCCGACACATAGAAGTGTGGACGGTTGAGACTATCCATCTTGGTCTTCCTATTGTAAGCCATCTTGCTCTGAATAGCTTGGATGCCGTCTTCAATGTCTAGCCCCGGCGCAGGAATGAATGTTAGCCCATTGTCTGCTAGGTCTTCGATGATCGAACTCGCCCCGTTCTGTGATTGATACTTGGCCGCACCCAGACGTGGATCAATAAGCCGTTCCGTTATCGTTTCCCCATTGTCGCTCTCACAGCGAGTGATTAACTCAACGTAGTCCCTAATGCCATAGCCCAACCCTTTGTTGCCGTCTCCGCCTATCCATCGTCCTCCATGCCACTTGGCCCAGTCTCCCACATTAACATCCGGCCACTCACGATAGACGTAGTAGGTTTCGCTTTCATCTACGGCTATCCAGCACATGAACCAGTTCTTCCTTCCGGCGGGGTCTAACACCATGTAGCGGGTTACGTTATCACGCGGTATCTTGTCATGTGGTATGACATTAACCTCCTTAGAGAACATAGGGAACCTAGTGGACGCACTCTTGGTTGGAACCCCGTAGGCTCTCGTTAAGACTTCTTCTTCGCCCCTACCTTGTAAGTCCTGAGCAATGCGATCATAACCACCAAACGGATTGTCCTTTGAATGGAAATAGATAATCGCACTGTTTCCGTTTGCAGCGTGTTGTATAAACGGCACTGGTCGGTCGTTAAGTAGCTCCGCCAGCTTTGTTTCGACAGTCTTTGCTTTCTCAAGGTAGTCTCTAACCACTTCCGTGTAACCGTCAATCGGAGTGAACGTAACAATGATTTTGGCATTCCGGGTAGCCAATCGAAAGCGCAGAGTGCGTAGTAGCTCAGGGCCAATGAGGTATTCATCACACCAAGCGCCAAGATTGAGCCACACCGGCTCACGACTACCCAACTCCGCACCTTCCAGAATAGTATCGTTGTTAAGAAATTGAGCATAGGTTTTGAAAATGATGTGGCTCTTGGTCCCCGGCAGGATGAGACTACTCTTTGAGAACCCGTTCTTCCGCGTGTAGCTGATGTTCTCTTCAGCACTAAGAGTTTTCTTCCTAAGCTCTTCTGGGAGTGCATCGTAGATGGCGCATTGTTGTTGGCGAATTGACACGTCCGCGTTCTGCGCGAAGCACATTATGACACTACCGGGATTGTCCATTGCAGCCTTAACTACGGCTGTTGCTGCCCAAGTCGTCTTAGACGATCTATTGCCACCACTCACAAGTAATTCATTGAAAGACTCTAACAACTCCTCTGCCTTCTTCCAATGGGGAAGCTTGAATCCATACCTGTAAGGATCGCGCACACTATTCTCTATCGCCTGATGATAGATGTCGTAGAGAGAAGCCAAAGCCTCTGGCTGCATTTGCGCCATCTCCTCATTGGTTGGTGGCGCGAGAATGGCGTGTTTCCTCCAAATCATATGCTAATGGCCTCCTTCTGAAGCGCGGCCCTAGCATCAGCTATGGCCTTCATAGCATCCTCCAAGCTCGGCTTCCCGGCCTTATGCTCCACCACTACCTTGTTCTCCCCTAGAGCCTGCATACCCTTATCCACGGCTATCCCATAGGACAAGACCAAGTCTCTTATGTTCACCTTAGCCAAGGCATCTGGGTTGTTCGCCAGCATCTCTAGCTTCTGTTTAGCCAACAACCTCAGTCCCTCTGCCATCTCAAACCCATCCGCAGCTAACTGCTTGCGCCGCACATCTATAGCCATCTCATGCCGCGCCTTCACCTTGCTAATCTGATTAAACGTAAAGCCCGTAGCTTCAGCTATCTCCTCCCAAGTATTCCCTTCAGCTAGTTGCTCCAAACACAGCATAGCTTTCTTAGGCTCCCTTGCCTCTAGGGTGCGGCAATCACTGTCCACTAGGGAAGCCAACAGGACAGGACTAATATTTTCGCCATTCATACAACTACGTTATAACTACTTAAAACAATCAAGACATAGAAAGCCAAACAAAAACAATGAAAAAAAGTCTTTGGATATCATCCTTCTCGCTTGCGTATGGATTGTAACCAGCCCCCAAAATTTCTGTCAAGCCATTTGTTTCCCCGTTCTCCGTTCTCCTTTTAGGAAGGACCATTTAGATTATTTTTTTATGGGGGCGTT